GCTTAGTTGGCCAGAACGGAGTCAAAATCGTAAAGGTTAGACTCGGTGCTATGTCAACCAAGGATAAGCGCATTGTTGATGATACGGTTAGAGAACTCTCTAAGCGCAGCAAACCTAATAAGAAATCGAAAGTCGAATCCATTATTCAGACTGCTGGTTCTTATGATCTGCAATACTTTGATGAAATCTCTCTTGACTTTCTGAAATACAGACACCAAGTGGATAAGCCTACCAGCTCTTTTGAGACATGGAAAGATAGTCTTACTCCACCTGTGAAAGTCTCTATGATGAAAGAATGGAAGAAGAAGCAAATGGATAGAAACTGGGAAGACGATCCTGTTCCTGGATGGAGAGTCCCTGACGCCCTTCAGAAGAAATATGGATTCGAATTCCTTAGAGCTACTCCGACTGCATTTTCTGTACCATTAGAGGATTCAAATGAAGTTGTTCAAAAGGCAATCATCGACACTCCTCCTTCGTACAGACCACCAACAGAGGATATCTTTGGTGATGACGAAGTGAAGAATGAGGCCGATGATCCCCCAGCGGAATCGGGCAGTGATGGAATGAATGAACCGACGGAAACAGGACCTTCAAACCCCGGAGTCAAGAGTGTTTACATTGTCGATTATGACGATGACAAACAGCTTCCTACCGAAGAAATCGTTGATATCATCAATAATTACGTCGTCATGAACGTTGCATACAATGCATATTTTGAAGACGCTATTGAAGACATTCGCAACGGTGACAAGATGAAAGGCAGAACTCTTGAAAAGCTCCAGAATAGATTAGCTGGTGCTTGGGGAGCACTGAAGGCGTTGAGAAAACAATCTAACTATCATATAGCAGTACAATTAGCCAATTACAAAGGAGTAGAGGCGCTGCATTCGGAGATGAACCAAGTAACGATTACGATGGCTGAGAGAAGTGAGATCATCGCTCGCATTTATGATGATGCCATTACTAAGTCGAAAGTTCAGGAGCGTATCGACAAGATTGCTAAGGAGCTTTCGGAACTCAGAGATAACATCCAAAGTTGCAAGGAAATCAAAAATCCTAGCAGCAAGCTTGATTTGTTGGCTTCAGTTGAAAGTAAGATCCCTAAGATCAAACCCGAAGCTGATTACATGCCCAATGAAAAGTCAGGCCTCGCCGCTGAATTGGAAAAGCCCTTTAATGAAGCAATGAATCAGGAGATTGAGAAGAAGGCATTGGAATTACTTGAATCTGTGCAATCGTTAAACCTGGTGGCCCCTCTTGGATTGAAAGATATGCTGAGGGGGGCGACTTCATCAAGCTCCTCTATGATCACTCCGGAGTCTTCGACCAAGAAGAAGAGGACGAGATCAAAGAAGAAGAAGGTTGGAGATGGCTCGGACAAGCGCGACCAATAAAGCCTAAAAACTCTCTCGGAAAGTTGCCTAAGAATGGGGCTCTTTTCGATGCTGTTGTGAAAGAATTTCCAGGTGTAGGAGATCTTAAGTTCCCTCCTCGGGGACCCGACGCAGAGAAGAGTTCACTACTTGTACATACGAAACTGCTTAATGAAAAGAAGAAATTGATTAAACAACAACCTGTGTCATTTGATGCGATTAAGTTCTTAGTAGAGAATTTAGATTTACAGTCAATGGAAGACGATTTCACCGTAACTATACCCAGATTATGGGACATGATGAGTGCTTACCATCTGTCCTGCAATACCAAAGCCCATCCTGGGGTTCCCGCTTACGTGCTGGCGGATGAAAAGGATACTATCCTTAAGACTCATTTAGCTAGCGTGATAAAAGCGGGTTTCCACAGAGCAGTGCGGAGGATAGCGTTTTATTACGTAATCAGGGAAAATAATTACGACTATCATTTTTCGGCTGAACAGTTAGTAGTCTTTGGTCTGTGTGATCCTATCAGACTTATGATCAAGGACGAGCCACACTCTTTAAAGAAACAGCTTCAAGGACGGCATCGGCTCATTTGGGTTTGTTCCATGTTTGATGAGATGGCTGATAAAGCCTTTCTTCGTCTTGACAAGCTCTGTATTGACCAATGGAGGAATATTCCAATGAAACCTGGAGCCCCTCTTGGTCATCAGCAGGGCGATGCGAATATGATCCAATTTATGAAACGAAACCCCAAGTTAAAATCAACAGATGTTTCCTACTTCGACTGGATGTATAATGAACACCTGCACCGATGTAATATAATTGCTCGGTTCGGGTTAAAGAAATACGACTTTAACGAGCTGGAACGTCTGTATTCTAACCCATTGGAGGTTGACGATTTCTATTGGGCCGGTTTGTATGTCCAACATCTTTGTCATATGAGAAAGGTAATCGTATTATCAGACGGTAACATGTACGGCCAACAATTTACTGGTATTAATCCCTCTGGAAATGCAGGGACTACTAACCACAATAATTTTGGCAGGTTACTTGTTCACGCTGAAGCCTGTGTACAATCGGGAGTGCACGACTTACAGGCGGTAGTGTTTGGTGATGATTGCGTAACTCAATACGGGGATGAATTAAAAGACGAAGACGCCATTTTGCGCGAATATGGAGTGATTGTGAAAGAAGAGGAAACTATTATTTCCGAAAACAACGGTCGACATACAATGTCCTTTTGTTCACGGAGATATGATATGTGGATGGAAGGAGATCAGTTAATGTGTACGGACACGTTCCTAAACGTTGACAAGCTCCTCTCCTCATACCTTCATAGCAATCGCGACAAGCAACACCAAGATTCCGTGGAGATGGAACTTGGTATTGAATTCGTGGAGTGGTTGAATTCTCTCGAACGAAGCACTGGCGGGTTGGAGGGCGCCCGCAAAAACCTATAAATAATAGTATTTTTGCACCTGTACATATAAATAATCTTTAAATATGGAAGATACTACTATAAAACAGCTTGAAGCAAAGCATGTTGACGAT